AAATGATTAACAAAGGACAGGATCAGTCGTCATAAACCCAGCAGCGGTTGCTTTCATCCCAATACTTCCCGCCGCTCTGCCGCTTGTGCTCTTCCAGATACACCTCGTACTTGCCGTCCCGCAGCCAGCGAAACAGGTCAGGAAGGCTCCCAACAAACTCACCGGCGCCCATCTTGCGCTGTTGCTCGGCAATGGCCCTTCTGGCGGCTTCTAGGAGGGTCTCAGGGCCTTCAAGGGCAACGATGGCCTTCCATTCATCAAATGCCTTTGGCTTGGTCTGAGATGAGACTCGATCAGGGGCCGATTGATACAGCTTCCAGAAGGTTTCAAACTCCTCGGAATACTCCGGCCTTTTCCGGGATTTCCCGGTTTTTCCTGTTTTTTTCGTTAATTTAACGACCGTATTCTTATTATTATCTGTATTTACATCTAAAGAAGAACTTATAGTATTACTTATATTAGAAGAGTTAGAGGCTTCGCTCCCTGTCGGTCGCTCCGCCAGCGTAACATCCCTGTCAACCCCTAGCTCCACCAAATAGGCGCAAAACATAGACAGGGACATGGTTCTGGGCTTGTAACGCTTCAGATCTTCGGCCAGATCATCTGGAATTTGCAGTTCAAGGCGCATCGGGATTCTTCGGGTGGATCCGGGAATTTCCGGGAAACAACGGGAAAAGATTAGCCAGATTTTTGGGCCTAGCAAGCGTCCTAAAACACAATTCCAGATTCACTAAAGGTCTCATCTGTGTCCCATTAATCCCAAATACGTCTCAACTGAGTCCCAAGTCTCACCATTCTTTCGTTTTGGGTTTATCCTTTATTCATTCGTTTTTCTGCAACATTGGCGCGTTCAACCGCTGCCGAAGTCAACTTCCGTGTTGACACTATTTACGGTCTTTTGACCGAAGGACAATCACGTGGTCAAATTGTTCAATTCGGGTCGAAACAGTGGAATATCACTCCGCGTCAAGTTGATGACTACATTGCACGCGCAAGAATTCGCCTAGAAGAAGATGCCGCGATGACCCGGCCTTCATGGATTGCAGAAGCCCTAGGTCGTCTTCGTACTTACGAACAGTCCGCTTACAAACGCGGCCAAACTCAAGTGGCACTTAACTCCGTTCAACTACAAGCCAAACTGATTGGCCTTGAAATTTGATGCGGCTCATCCTTGGCGATTGTTTGCTGGCCATGCAAGGTCTGCCCGATGCCTCAGTGGACATGATCTTGACAGATCTCCCGTATGGCACAACCGCGTGCAAGTGGGATGTGGTGATTCCGTTTGAGCCGCTGTGGCAGGAATGGGAACGTGTCTGCCGCTTTGACGGCGCCATCGTTTTAACTGCCGCGCAACCTTTTACTTCACAGCTCGTAATGAGCAATCCCAAAAGCTTTGCCTATGCCTGGGTCTGGGATAAGGGTGTTGGCGGCTCCTTTGTTCAGGCAAAGCGAATGCCAATGCGCGTTCACGAAGACGTGCTTGTATTTAGTCCATCCGGTAAAACGCCGCGTTATTTTCCTCAAATGGTGCCAAAAAACAAACCATTAAAGGTAGGAGAGTCAAAGGCATACAAAGAAAACACGTCAATTCCGAGAAACGCTCGCCCTGCCAAAATTTATACCGAGTCATACCCTCGCACCATTCAAAGCTTTTCTTCTCGTTCGGCAGGCTCCAGAGGCTTTCACCCGACTCAAAAACCCGTGCCGCTGATGGAGTACTTAATCAAAACCTACACTCAGCAAGGTGAGACGGTGCTTGATTGCTGCATGGGAAGTGGAACCTCTGGTGTTGCGGCTGTTCAAACTGGCAGAAGATTTATCGGGATTGAGAAAGATGCAAATTATTTTGAAATTGCCAGCGAAAGAATCGCTGTAGCCGAATCAATTTATGACTAGTTCGCTGCTCGCCAATGCTCCCGGCGGTTTCCTGCTTGAGCCCGTCGTACCGGCAGACCTCCAAAACCAAAAGGACTGGCTGCCATTTGCTGAGCAGCTTTATCAAGGCTTGACCGACCCACAGCGCCAGGTCTGGGATGCGCCTGAGCGTTTCAAGCTTTTGTGTTCTGGTCGTCGCTTTGGCAAGACTTACCTTTGTATCAGCCGCCTTGTCGCTTGGGCCATTGAGCACCCCGGCAGCCTGAACTGGTACGTCACTCAAACCTATAAATCGGCAAAACAAATTGCTTGGCGTCAACTTCGTGCCATGGTGCCCCCCGAAATGTTTGCCAGAAAAAATGAATCTGAATTGTCCGTTGAATTAAGTAACGGCAGCGTGATCGCACTCAAAGGAGCCGAGTCCGCCGATGCCTTGCGTGGTGTATCCCTTAGCAGTTTGATCGTTGACGAAGCCGCTTACGTCAAGCAGGAAGCTTGGGAGATGGTGCTGCGCCCGGCCCTGTCTGATCAAGGTGGCCCGGCATGGTTCATCACGACACCCGCTGGCCTGAACTGGTTTCACGATTTATGGGAACAGGCGCAAGACCAGCCCGACTGGTCAACCTTCAGTTACACCACGATCCAAGGTGGCAACGTTCCCGAGGATGAGGTTGAGGCTGCGCGCCGGACGCTTGACGACCGCACCTTTCGCCAGGAATACCTTGCCAGCTTTGAAACCCTTTCTGGCCGTGTTTACCCCGATTTCAGCGACGAAAACATTTCCGATACCGTCCGCGATACCGGCGGTCCAATCCTCTGGGGTACTGACTTCAACGTGAGCGTGCTGGCCGGTGTCCTTGGTAGCCGCGTTGGCGACACACTCCATATATGGGATGAGGTGTCCGTGACGCAGACCAACACCGACGAGGTGTGCGCAATGCTGCGTGAGCGGTTCAGGGATCGCAAGCTGATCGCATACCCGGATCCAACCGGTAGTGCCCGCAAGACTTCATCGGCTGGCCGCACTGACCATGAAATCATTCGCCAGTACGGTTTCGGCGTCGTTAGTCCTAAGGCGCCTTGGTCGGTAAAGGATAAGATCAACGCCACCAACAGCCTGATCCGTAACGCCAACGGCCAGATCCGCCTTTTTGTCCACCCGCGCTGCAAGAACACGATCAAGGCGTTGCGCAATGTGACGTACAAGCAGGGCGCTGACGATTACGTGATCGATAAGTCGGCCGGGATTGAACACTGGACAGACGGGCTCGGTTATCTGGTCATGTCCGAGTACAACCCGCTACATGCGAACGCGGGCAAAGGCACCGGCATCAGGCTGTATTGACAATTTATGAAGTGACCACTGGGGTACTTGCCAGATGGCAGGGGTATACCCCATAATTAAGGGACAGGGGGCGACCCCACCACACACAAGATCATGACCCGCGCTTCCATCACCGACAACATGACCGCCGCTGAGCTGGCCGCATGGAAGGAAAACAACCGCAAGCAAGCACACTGCGGCACCATCATCATCAAAACCGCCAAGCCTGCCCGCAAGTCACAGCGCCAAGAATGGCAGGAGTTCCACGCCGAAACCCTTGACATGATTGAAGCCGCTAAGCGTGAGCGTCACTTCCACATCCTTCCTCAACTGATCCAGCGCTTGAACACCGCCAACGAAATGCTCAACAATCGCGCACTGTCCTGAACGTCACTGGCCCCTTCGGGGCCTTTTCTTATGGGTTTCACCGAAGAACAGTACAAGACCCAAGGGTTTTTCCCGCCTTGCCCCAAGGCTGTTTACATTCCCAGTTCATCCCCTATTTGTGCTGGAGATATGTGGAGGCCAGATGACAGCACAGAAACCTTTGTCGCCTACGAGCATCATTTAATGAAAACTGGCGACGTGTGGACCACAGAGCTTTGGTGGGTCCCACTGTCTGAGCTGCCAATACAGCCGCTACCCTAAGGCTGCCGCACAATCACAATGTCCGCACCCCTCTGGCGTGATCTTGAGGCCGCCTTCGATTCCGTTCAAGACGACGGCGCCTACGACTTCAACGAAGCCGCTTCCGCCATGCTCACCGCCATTCAACAATGGCTATACGACGAAGGCTTCGATGACGCTGGTGATGCCCTTGACGAAGAAATCAATCGTGCCGATCAATCCGAATAAACTTTGAACCGCTGGGTCGGTTCTATCCGCAAGGTTGAACGCCGTGTGTGGCGGTATCGGAGGCCCAGCCATCATTCCTTGATTAACCTATACCCATAGAATTTGTGTATGGCTAGGCGCAAAAGATGACGTACACCGGTTTCAGGCACTACGACCGGAATCTGACGCGCAAAGCCACGCAGGTTCAGGATCCCAATGCTGCTTGGCAGTCGCAGGAAGCCCATTGGATCTTGATTGAAGACCTGCTGCATGGCACCTATGGGATGCGTCGCAAGCATCGTCGTTACCTGCCGCAGGA